TAAACCTAATCTTAATGGTAGCTCTCACTATTGTTCACTTGAATGCCGAAAGAAAAACAAAATATATAATTACACATGTAGTCAATGCGGTAAGGAATTTATTCGCCAGACATATACGAACACAGTCAATAAATTCTGTACTACAACCTGTAAAGATAAATTTATTCAAGCAGCAGCTAAAGCTAAGAAAGTTAAACGACCAAAATGGAGTTAATATGCTAACATTCGTTAAGCAAGCATTAAATATATTTAAAATTACCGCTAAAGTAGTTAATACTTGCGTGATATGTGGTAAGGAATTTAAAACTGCTCCAGATAGGAAACCAGGAAACTATTGTTCCAAAGAATGTAGCAAATCAAGAATTACCTATCATTACACATGTTCTTATTGCGGAAATAAGTTCACCAGGAATGTACTGAGCAACTTAAAGCGCAACTATTGCTCAGCAAAATGTCGAGGAATTTACAATAATACCCATAAAAATGCGATTAAGATGGAAGCAATTTAAATTATTCATTAGTAAAATGAGGGTTGTTACTCACCCTATGACCAGTACTTATCTTATGCGCCAATTCATGTTGCTTTAAACCATGCTCAGCATGATCTTTAGCATGCCTATGATGCATATCTTCTCTAGCATGTGCTTTATCAATTATGGTACGTGCTATATCTGCATCATTCTTTTCTTGTTGTAATGCCATGTAACCTTGCTCTGTCTGGGTCTTGGCAATCAACTCAATCCGCTTAAGAGCTAATGTCTCTTGCTCTAAATTTAATTTAGCTTCATCAATCTTGGCTTGCATTTCATACTTCTGAGCTTCAATTTGATTTTGCTGCATCTTCATCTGAATTTCGGCCTGATGATTTTGTTCGCGCATCATTAATGGGTTAGGTTGACTAGCCATTTGCTGTTGTTGTTGTTCCATTGTTTGCTTTTTCTGCTCTAACTCTTGTGAATATTGTTCAGCCTTTAAAATTATCAAATCCTTATCTTTAATATCGAGATTTCCTACAATTTCTGGTAAACACTTGCTGGAAATGAAGTCAGATAGGATAGGCATTGCAGTACTCATCTGGATCAATTGTTGCATACTTTGTGCCTTACTTGCAGCCGAACCTACGCCCGCCTCAACAATTAATTTAAGCGAGTTAGGATCGAATTTGAGTGAAGGTTGCCCTGGACCATTAACAGGAACTTGTTGCTTTTCGCCCATCTTATCTATTATTGGCAACGTAAATTCACTTACAAATATCTTTGGTATCATGTGCAATATAACGTTTGCTACTTGATTAAGACATAGCATAAAGTTGGCTATATATGGTTTAGCAGTAGCGCTACTATGTATAGCTCCTTGAGTTATTGCCACACCACTAATTTGAGTATTGCCACTAATACCCATCTGAGCATCATAAGAACCTAGAATATTTTGGAATAAAGTTGGCATAGAACTAAATAAAGCCAATATCTCAGGACTAAAACAAGGCCTAGCAAGCTGTTGAGGCATTGGATTAGGCTTATTAGGATCATTGTTATAGAAAGCACGATAGACCAAAGTGGAGTATTTCTGCGGTTGTGTTATATGGTCTTCATAGTTAGGCGAAATACTCTCTTCGGCAATCATGATCTTTTGCTGACTATAGGTCTGAACCTCATCAGCAAGAGTAATCATAATATTGTTGGTCATTTTCTGGACGCCCTCACAATCCATAAGGAATGGACGCTCCATTACATAGGACTTTCCAGAACCAGAATCTTGAGCTGAACAATTACCACTTAGGACAGCAGGATTACCGCTAAAGTAAATATGAGGAAGTATATCAACATTCTTAACCTTTTCTTCAGATAAAATCGTATCACCAATCAATTGATAGCGTATTATCTCATCATGTTCCATTTCCCTTTCTTGCGTAATTACAGGAGGAGCCTCTAGAGACTCAAGACTTAACTGTTCAACCAATTTATCATAATCTTTTTTATTTATGACTTCACCAGTTGATAACTCTACGATCTTAGTCTTAATTTTCTTTTTCTCGTAATAGTCTGCAACCACTACAATTTCTTCGTCCTTCACTTTATAAAACCAAGAGAAATTTTCACTAACATTTCTAGTAAAATTTAAATCCTCTACCTTACGATCAAACATCTGTTCGAATTGTTCTTTAGAATATGGGTGCAATTCAAAACTATAGGTACTTTCTTTTTTAGATGGTGAACGACTTAAGACATCAAATCCACATAAAGTTGGATCAAAAACCTTTTCCCAGACTATCTTTTGGTTAAAAGTCTTACCATTATCATAGACTGCACTTACTTTAGATGCCGAGAAACCACCACTAACTACTTCAAAAAATATCTCTTCAAATATTCCATTACGTCTAGCCTCAGCCATGATATAGCGTAGATGACCTTCCACTATCTCCCTTTGCATCTCTAAATTCTGATCAACTTTAACGCCTTCGGATATGCTACACGAACATGATGGCTCATTCTCAACGAACTCACCACGAAGTCTATTAAGATAAGCATTGCAATAATTCATCTCAAGAATAGGTTTGTTAAGAGCTGTTAGACTATTACGCATCTTGGATGACAGATTGGATCTTAGGACAAACTCTCGTGTAGAATGATAGCGACGAATATTATGCTCTTGGGTTGACATAGAGCGTTCTATGTTTTTGGTGAGGCGTATAAGCGTATCACTTTTCTCTTTCTTTCTTTCAGCTGTCATATTACACCAATAGTCTTAAGGTTTTATTAATTTTGTACCTTTTAGACTAATTTTGCAATAATTGTTTACGAGCAGTATAATACACCTACACAGTCTTTGTACTCGAACTGTCATCGTAGGGTGTGCGTGTCTAGAAAGCTCTAGTCTAGAGTACAGAGATGCTAATCAGCATAACGCCAGATGAAGTTACCTGCTGTTTTATGTTTTCCATTTAAGCAATTTGATATAGAGCTATCATCCAAACTTAAAATTTTTGCCGCAGTAATAATGCTTGGGAAGGTTTTTATATATTTACCATCTTTTGTATATTGACTTATTTTTTTTCTATGATACCTATACTGCTCTCTTGACCCTTTAGTCCATTCTAAATTATTAATATGACAATTTGCCTTATCTCCATCCTTGAAAGATAATTTATCTCCTTTTTTTTGTTCTGGTAAATATGTTTTTGCAACCAAAGCAGCTACTTTTAAAATTTTTTGATCTTTACCATTACATAAATGATATCTTAATTGGCTTCTTGAGCTTAACCACATGCCATTATGACTTTTCTTGGTCCAACTAGATCCGCATATCCATTCACGTGGATAACTCCACACTCTACCATCTCTAGTGATCATATATAATCCCTCATATCCAGGAATATCCCTCATCTCAACATCTGGTTTGTTTTCTATTGGCATGTATCTTCCTTTAGCTTTAGGCCGTGAAAGGACAAAAATTCTTTTAATTCCCTTAACGATTTCTTTCCCAGAAGATGAATCGTCAATATCTCATATTCTGTTTTATTCAATAATTCTCCAATATTATTTATATTATCATTCATAAGACAATTAATTAATCTATTTGTTAATTCTAGCTTATGTATCGATGATGACATGGTAATTTTACTAGTTCCAATTTTATTACTTAATGGTATTAGCTCATCTTCTTGTGCTGGTACGTTTTTTATTGCCATGTATCTTCCTTTAACTTTAGGCCAAGTTCAGACAACCTATTTTTTATCCAATACACCTTTTTCTTTCCTATATTATTTAAGCGCAATAATCTTTCTCCCTGAAAATTTAATAAAGTTCCAATGGTGCATATCCCATGCCCTTTAAGAGTATCACAAGTATTATGTGATAATTCTAATATATCTACTGAACTATTAGTATAATCTATTGTTTTACTTTCTATTGGATCGTCTTCTTGTACTGGTGCTTCTTCTATAGGTTCATCATCTACCTCAAGCATGCTAATAATTTCTTTAGATTTTATAAAGATATTATATAAATTATTCATATCATCATTCATATGAGCATAAGATTTGCACCCTTCTTCTAAATCTATGAAAAAAATATGCATTTTTTCATTAATTTCATTATTAAACTTATATAACAAATTTTCTTTATCTTTTTTTGTAGCCATCCTACCAACTCCCCATTCTATCATTACTAAACCTTAATTGAGATCTCAATATATTATCAGCTTGCTTTCTCGAATCACTTCTATTGCCCACATAAAACAATGCACTCTTATCGATACATACCATCTGCACCATATCTGCAATTACATCCATAATATCATCATGACGATGACTATTTTCAGCAGTAATCTTTACAATTTCATCAATACAAGTCTTAACATGCTTACCACCATATGGAAAAGTAACTAGCTTCTGACTTACGTAAGTTTGGCAGTTGATAAAACGATCAGTCTTTGAACCACTTTTGCAGTTACGCTCAATTGGAATTATATTTAGACCCTGCACTGTATCAAGTACTGATACTAACGTTTCACCCGTAGACTTACGCTCAATTGCAGCAAACTTTGGCACTTGACCAAAGGCACAACATGAAGCATAGAAAGCCATAAACTCACGCTGTAAGTCTTTAGGAGCTACGCGCTCATGAAAGCAATCAAGGAAATGCATACCATACAAGCCAGTTTCTTTTTCGAAATGCTTGATAGCATAGATACCAAAGAAACCAAATACCGTATAGTCAGCCCATTCTTTAGTACTTGATGCAGTATCACAGACAATACACGTCATAAGAATCTCTGGTTGTTTATCTAATATTGGAAAATATTCCTCTTTGAATAACCCAGATCCAGGAGATACAGGATTTTGTTGATACTGAGATTGAAATACATAATTTTGTTGCTCTTCAAGCCTTCTTAGCTCAACTAAACTTAGCAAACTTGGGCATAATGCATTACCAGCATCATCAATTTCTTTAAGTATTACCGAGTCCCAGTTACCCTGAGCTAGCAAGAAAGCACATAAATCATCTTCATGTAATCTTTGCGATATCATGATGATTGGTGTCTTCTCAGAATCATTACGACGACTCCAAAGAGTAGAAAAGAACCAGTCTTTCAAATCTTCCCTAAACTTCTGGCTCAGAATCTCCTGTGGCTTCGCAAGATCGTCAAGAATTATTGCACCCGCAAACTCTTCAGAACCTAGCAAACCAGCTCCAAAACCTGTTAAAGTTCCCCCTGATCCTATTGCAACACAAGTTCCGCCTTGTTCAGTCTGAAAATTACCCTTAGCAGCACTATCAGCACGTAAATTAACACCAAACATGCGCTTGTAGTGTGGCATCTCCATTATGTCTTTAATCTGAGCCGTAGCTTTGACGGCTAGATCATAAGATAGTGAGACATACAGAAAGTTACACGCTGCATTATTAGCAAAGCACCAAGCGACATAGTGAATTAACATTTCTGTCTTAGAATGACGTGGCGCAATATTTATCATTAACTTTGTGCTATCACCACGCCAAACTTTTTCCAATGCCTTAGCAATTGTTAAGCAATGATTCTCACGATTAATCGGAGGATATAAACGAAACTCTCTACCAGTTCTAAGTTTATAAAATGTCTGCGTAAATAAAATGAAATCACTAAGAAGACTAGCCTTTACTTCAGCTGTCTCTTGAAGTTTCTTCTCATCATATCCAGCATTAATCACTCAGCTTTTGCCTCAGCCGCTTTAGCCTTTCTTTCCATCCACGATCTTTTCATCTTCTCGCTGCGACTAAGCCTCATCTCAGCACTCATGCCTACCTTTGCCTCAGCTGCTGGTTTAATCTCAACCACAGGCTCTACAATGGTAATATTGGCAGAGATTGAACATTGATCTAAGTAAGTATCAACTTTAGCTGGATCAAGGACAGGAGGAGTAAATATTGTGCTACATGCTGGGCAGCTAATTAAGCGTCCAGAAGGTGTACCCACCATTCTTGTGCCTAAACATAAACTACATTTTCTATGTTCTGTCATGTGATACCTCAATTAGTTTATGTTCTCTTTTCTCTTTGATTAGCTCAAGCGTGACAGTGTTTAAACGCTTAATATATTGATCCTCACCGACTTCAATATTAATTGTTGATACCGGGGCATTGTGACCCGACATGTCATTGAGAGTTTTGATTGCTGTAACTATAACTCCTATGTTACGGCAATTGCCTTCACTAGCCTGCTCAACTAAAGTATCAATTACACCTACCAAGCGTTCTTGCTTCCAATCGAAAGTAGCCTTAGAAGCAATTATGCTTTTAACCATACTATTAGTCATTTATTTACGATCTTCAATAAAATCAAACATTGAGCCAAATAAATTAGTCGTAGCTTTAGTTCTAACAAGTCCAGCCTGCTCAAGCGGTGTAGTCATTGGTCTCTTATAATTAGGATCGAACCAACTCTTGCTCATTGCCTCGCTCTCAAAGTCTGGAGCATCTGGATGGCTCATTGCGTATATTTCACGGTCGCTTAAAGGGGGTAATTTTGGGTTCATTTTCTTGATTTCCTGATTTTATATTAAAGTTTACAATTAGAGCACCATTAGTCTCACCATTAGAAATATATATATGATAATCATCTATATCTATATTACTAATAAGATTATTGTCAATCTTTCCAATAAGATAGCTACAAACATGTTTAATTTCAGACTCTGGTGCGTGATAGTACATATCCAGATTTTAACATTGAGATAATATTTGTAAAGGTACTAATGATAAAATAAAAGCCCTCATTCCTAAGGGCTTAATTATTACTTAATTGATTTCTTATGAGCCTTAACATCTTCTTCGTGATGCTTTTTATGGCTATTCATTGGGATTGGATTTTTAACCTTATAAGTTTCTTTCTTGCCACCTACAGCCTCTTTCTTACTGATACTTTTCTCTTTGATTACTTTCATGTGATTGCTCTAATTGTTGATAACACTGATTATCTTATGCTCTTGTGAATAAATATCAAATAAATATAAAATAATTGGTCCATGTTTAAAATGTTCTGCTAAAGTAATAGTAATACTAATAATACGGAAACAACAACATGATCGTAACTCTACTTCTTTGCATCTTTTTCGTTCTCCTTTTCAAGGATTAATATGTCATTTGTACTTATCTGTTTCTTATTTACCTTTATTGCATGGTGGATTACGCTTGATGATTAATATCGTGGAACATTTAATTGTACAAATTTTGCCCAAAGTAACTTTAACCTAGAATTTATCAATATTTCAGACCGTGAAACAAAAAGTTATTCATTGTTTTCTGTGGATAACTTTAGGATATGATATTTTAGGGGGCTATTTTGTCATGATACTTGCTAAAATAGCCGGTTGTTTTGTCAGAGTATAGTTCTAGTATATCCCCTACCCCTTATAATAGAATGCTAGGTAATTGTGGTAATTTATTATAGTACATATGGTAAATATATAAAGGAGTTCTCTATGAGGACCACTAAAATTAATTTTATATCCATGATTGGACCTGTATAAGGACCACTTATTACCATAAAAATATACCATTGGACCTGTATAAGGACCACTATGGACCACATAGAGGACCACTAAAATTAATTATCTTTTAGGTTGTTTGAAGGTTTATTTGTTGGTTTAACGTCTAATTTTCCATTACATTCATCTACAGCTAACCAAGTTACAGCATATAAACTACAAAGATTTGTATGTCCTTGTCTAGTTAACTCTATAAGCCTATTATCCAATAATTCCTTTAAACATTTAAATAGCTTGCTTCTAGATTTCCATCCACGTGGTTCTAAAATTTTTCTTGCCACGCACAGATCGCCATTGTTTTTACCTTGATACTGCATAAAAATATCAATTAACAATACCTTAGAATGAGCATTTAGATTTATATAAGATTTGCTTTTTAAAACATGCAAGGGTAAAGCCAAGAAAGTATAATCAATCTTGTTCTTTTTATTCTTTTTAACAAATGCCATTTACAAACTCCTATCAAAATAAGTACCTCTAGTTGCCACCATAATGTATTGCAGTACCGCGAACATGGCTAACGGTATCCATTACAATAATAACTAGAGGGTTTTTAAAATAGGCTTTCGCCCGTTCTTTGTTTGAGCCTGCAACAGCTCTAATAAAAGTATTATATCCTATCCTTGAACAAAGTAAAATTTACCATATTTGTAATAGTATATCAAGATATTCTAATTAATATAAAGCCAGAATCTTACAGGAAACTGGCTTCGTATCGTTACAAGGAGATGTAATATATGAGATGAGGAAATCAAAAATGAATAGCCACTAATATATCAACATATCTCTCCTAAAGCAATACAATTATCATTGATTTCTTAATTATATCTTGATATACTATATGCAATACTAAATATACGGAAACACACAATGTCAAAATCAAATTATAACACACTATATCAATTCTTTCTTTCTCGTGGCCAGTATGAAAAAATAGATATAGAATGGGCAAGAGAAAATAGAGATCTTATAAATGAAGCTGGCTATTCAGCACAAATGCACTTCTTTCCTCAGCTTACAGCATTGGAAGATTGGCAAGCAGATCAAGATTTAGCACATTTAAATGCAACATGTGGAAGAGGTGTAGAATGACTGAAGAAGAAGTAATGAAACTATATGATGTAGACGCCCAAAAAGTTTTAAAATCAATCCTTGTTGATGGTAAAATAGCTGCATCTACAATAACAGTTGCAGTAATGGTATTAGATATTTTATTTGAAAAACACCCAGAAATATATTCTGAATCAATAGAAATGTTTGAAAAGCATTATCAATTAAGAGCAAAAAAACA